ATGTGACCTTTAAGACCCTCTAAGAATCCTAATTTGTCCCATTTGTTGATTGTGTCTTCTTTGATAACTTTAAGGTGTTTTAAACCGATGTTACCTACAAGACCTGATTCTAATAATGCTCCCATTTTAGTATTTGTTTTGTTTTTAGTTTATTTTTATTTATTTTTTTAACCAATTTTACCCATTAAATCCTTCATTCTTAAGAATTGTGGATTTTCATAAGTTTTTGATTCAATCAATGTTGTTGATGAACCTGTAGTAACAGTTTTGTTTAATTTTTGACCTACTGATTCATTAATTGATTTTGTATCTACCTGAGATAATTCGTCTTTGATTGACTTATAAAGATTTTTAGATTCTTTTAAAGTTTCAACATCGTCAAATCTTCTTAGGATATTCAATTTTTCTTTTTTAGTAGTTGAGTGTTCTGTGAACAATCTTGTAGCGTATGCCAAGTTTGAATTAAAGATTGCAACTTCGTTAAGTTTTTCTCTAAATACATTCAAAGCCTTTCTGTACTCTTCATTCTTTTCTCTCAACGTTCTAACTTCTTCTTGAGTAGATTCTACTTTAAGACCATTACCACTATAGTTATAGTTTCTATTGTTTGTAATACCCTTTCTTAAACCTCTACCTTCTTTGGAACCCATTCCGTATGTTCTAGCAGCTTCTTTAGTTTCTTCTTTTTCAAAAGCTTTTCTTTTCAAAGTGTCACCTTTTTTAGTAGTGTAATCTTCTTTACCTTTCATGGTCTTAGATTTATCACCCTTGTTCATTCCGTAATCACCTTCTTTAGTTTCTGCTTTAACAACTTTGGATTTACCTTCCATATTTTCACCTTTCTTGTAATCGAATTTTGCTTTACCAGTACCTACTGATTTAGGACCTTGTTTTTTCTTTTCATTGAATCCACCTTTAGCTTTATCTTTGTAAGAAAATTTAGGACCTGAGCCAATTCCAACACCTTTAGGTTTATAAGTTTCATTTGTTAAATCGTCCTCGTATTCTTCCATCATTTCAGAATCATCTTCCATCATTTCAGAATCATCTTCCATCATTTCAAAATCGTCTTCCATCATTTCAGAATCGTCTTCCATCATTTCGTCTTCTTCGTCTAATGTAATTTCATAAACAACCTCATCTTCCATATCAATGTCAGATGAATCAACATCTTCCATATCACCTGAGAAAATTGCGTTAATTACATCATCGACAGACTCGTCTGTTTCTTCGTAACTCATTCCTTTGTCTTGCATTAATTCGTCTTCTTCAGACTCACCAAGCTTAACAAGATATTCTACGTCAGCGTCTTCATCACTTAAGTGAACATTTTCGCCATCTTTCTTTACAATGATACCGTCATCTTCACCCATAGCTTTGAACACCTTAAGAATTTCTTCGTCAGAAGCTCCAGTTAAATCTATTGGACTTTCTTCTGAATCCATGTCCATATCCATGTCCATTTCCATATCGTCATCATCTGAACCCATTTCCATATCCATGTCCATTTCCATTTCATCGTTATCAACATCCGCATCAACGTCTGTATCTAATTCAATCTCATCCTCAGCTTCTTGCTCAGATAAAGATTCCTTTACTAATTGATTGATTTCCTCCTTCATTGTAGAAGCAAGTATTCCTTTTGCATTTTCGGCTATGACATCTTCAACTTGTTTCATTTGAATAAGAGCCTCTTGAACTAAAGTTTTATTTTCTTTCATGAAAATCTATTATTTTTACAATATAAATATTACCAAAAGACAAAAAATATCGTTTTCGGTAGTTTTATTATTTTTTTATTTATAACTAATAAATATTTCAGAGCATAAAAAAAGTGGTCTTAACGGACCACTTTTATTTAATTTGTTGAATTAGGTTATTCGATTACCTCATCAATCTTACTTTCAGATACTGCTGTAATTCTCCAATCATTAGTAAAACCTTGATATTTTTCCGTAACTTTAGCTTCCACATCTGTCACTGAAAAACCTTTAACTAATTTTTCTTCTCTGATTTTCTTAATCTTACCTGTATTCTCATCTGGTAAGTCATACTGAATTTTTGCTACAAAATATTTTTCGTCCATAATTTATTATTTTCCCAAATAATCGGTTAATTTTCTCATTAAGTCAACACCTTTAGCTTGAAATTCAGAATTTTCAGGAGATTTGTATTTCTTTTCTTCCTCTAAGTTCTCCTCATACTTTTCTCTGTCATTTGGATTAGTGAACAAGTAAGCTCCTGGTGTTGATGGAGACGATACTAAGTCAAAACAGATTAATTCGAAATCATCCTGTACTTCATTTCTTTCGCCAACTTTCTTTAAGGACCCTACCCCTCTTGAAGAAACTCCCATAGTAACACCTTGTCTCATTAAGTTAGCTGCTTGGTCTCCTTTAGTAGAAACAATACCTCTTTCATGAAATCCTGGTGATGTTAACAATTTAAGTTTACCCATCAAAATATTTTTATCCCACCATATGTCTGTGATAATATGAGATACTCTATCCAAGTCAATTAAAGATGATTCAGGGTGATTGAGTTCTGAAGTAGACAAACCTTTAGCAATTGCCTTTTTATAGTTATCAGCTTCTCTCTTTAATATTCTCTCAGGATAAAATCTTCCATTTCTATTTGGTGTATCGTATTTCTGTAATACCGCATAAAATTCAAAAGGATTTCTATAATCTAATTCTTTCGCTTCTCTTAACATCTCGGCATTACGAACATCTTTTGGTGATATCCAACCTGCATCGGTTTCAACCAATATTCCATGACCTACTTCACTTGCTTCTAAAATTCTTAATTGTTTCATGAATTCTTTTTAAGATAAATATACAGTATAAGTATCTTTTTGATATTAATCGTTTTTAGATGGTGAAAATTCGAAGTATTTGTTCTGAATTACGTTTTCCTTGAATATGTTTTTAATGATTTGTTTGACTGAGTTTTTTATTTCTATGGACTTGAAATCCATCTCTTGATTTGTGTATAAGTTAACCTCTAAATTTAAGAATGACTTTTTTCCGTGTGAGATACCACTTGTCCTGAGGTCCAAATCAACTATACTTTGTTCTTTGAATAATTCTGTGTTTATGGAGTTGTATACCGAATGTTTGATATCTCTACTTAAATTACAAACAACTCTATTCCAATTATCGTGTTCAAATTTTGGTGTTACCCATGATTGTATGTTTATGTATAGTGATTTCAAATTTTTTGAATCTACGGTTCCGTATACAGATTTAATTGGATTGTATAGATTTAACTTTACACTTTTTCCCTTTTTCATTAAGTTTCATATTGTCAATGTTTATTTGTTTGTTAAAAAATAACAAATTTTATGGGAATTGTCAAAAACTTTCAGAAATATTAAGATATTTGTATTATATGTTAAAAGTAGATGTAAAAAAAGAAGGAATTGAAAAAGCGTTGAAAACGTTAAAGTCAAAAGTGATTAAAACTAAGCAAAATCAAATGTTGTTTGGTAAAAAAGAATTTGTAAAACCGTCGGTGGTTAAGAGACAACAGAAGTTAAAAGCTTCTTATGTTCAGAAAATGAAATCTAAATTAGATTGATTCTTCTAAATTCTTTAACTTAAGGAAATTTAACTGGTCAAACTTCTCAACCTTTAAACGGTCGATTGTTTCGGACAATTTTGTTTTAACCTCAAATTCTTGCTCACTTTCTAAAAGTGTTGAAAGTTTTTCGATTGCACTTGAACGCAAATCTTCAAACTTAGTTTTAAGTGAAGATGTGTCTTCAGACATTAACTGAATAAATTCTTTTTTAGCCCCTTCATCAAGATTGTCAAGATAACTATTCAAAGTTTGGTTTGCAATTGAAACCATAGATTTTAAAGGAATATTAATTGTTTCTTTAACTGTTTCTTTTTTACTTGAGGTTAGAACTTGAATCAAATTTTTTCTTGATTTTAATCTTTCCATTAAATCCAATTTATTACTATAAACAAGTGAATCAACATCAGAGTAGTTGTTCTCCACATTCTCACTCATAGTTTTTGGAGTTTTAATAGTTGGTAATAATTTTTGAATTAAATTAATACCTTCATCAAGAAAGTCCTTGGCGTCGTTTTCTGTTAGTCCTTGCGGAGAACTTAGTTGGTCGTATAAAGAATAAAGTTTTGACATATTTTTATTACTCAAAACATTATGTTTGAATTCTTTTAACGATTTTTTAAACTCCTGTTCATTTCTGTAGGACTCTAATAAATTATTTTCAATTATGGATTTGATTTGTCCGAAAGTCATTTTGTTTGTTTTCAATATAAATATTACGAATTTAACAACTTATCTAATTCTTTTGAAATTTCTCCTAAAGAATCTTGACCTTGGTCTAAATTAAAAAATCTACTTTGTTCTGCAAAACCACTTTCTAATAAGATATTCATTTTCTCTTTTTTAGATTCAGGAGTTACTTCAGCCTCACCCCCTGCTGGTGGAGCTTCTGCTGGTGGTGCTTCTACCCCTGCAGGTTCTGCAGTTTCAAAACCTCCACCTCCAAATGATGGTGTTGCTCCCGCATCTTCACCTCCAGTTGTTGCTGCGGCAGTCGCAGTACCTCCTGTAGCACTACCGTATAACTTGTCAATATTATCAAACAAACCTGTCTTGGTAATAACTGTAGGTGTTGCTTTAAGTTCTTCACCGACAGCTCTTTCAATTCTTTGTTGTTGTAAATCCAATCTGATTTCTTCATCAGACCAACCAAAGATATGTTTCTTAGCCCATGTAGATGATGTAGGTTGAATACCGTTTCCTGGGTCCGCCACTAAATCTTTATACAATAATACCTTTTCTTTCCATACGTCGATTTTTAATAAATCTGCTTGTGTGGAAGGGTTAGTAAGACCTAATGTAAAGTTTTGTAATTCGTCTTCAAATCCTAATAGGAATAAGTGAACGATTGCTATTTTGTTTAACTCAGCAATCATACTTTTTTGAATTCTGTTGATTGTACGAGCAAAACGGATATCTTGTAATGATAAGTTTTTACCATCACCAACAACTTCTTCAAATCCTAAGAATGCTTTAGGAACACGAAGTGCTGTTAATAATTTCTTTTGGATATATTCAATATCAGCAATCTCTGATAAGTTTGTTGCTCCAGGTAATGTTGTAATTGGGTCTGGAGCTGCAGGGTCACGAACAGGGATAAAGTAATCTTGGTCAACCGCCATTTGGTTGAATCTCATATCCACGTTTCCTGTTTTTGAATCCACAACTTGTTCTCGTTTGAACTTGTTGGCAACACGGTTTACGTACGCTTCAACGTCATCATCATTCATGTTACCCACGAATACTTTAAACATTCTTCTTTCAGGCGCTCTTGATGTACGATAAATTAACATCGCATCTTCTGATAACAATAACTGTTTCCAAATACGTCTTGCTTTTTCCAACATAGATGTACCATAAGGAAGTTTTCTGTCATCACCTAATAATCTAAAGTGAGCAATTTCCCATGATTGGAATTCCATGTTTCTGTTCTTCCAAGTAAAGTGAAGGGCTTTTTTGTTCTCGTCTTTTTCCTGTGTAATATCAACAGTAATTTTTGCGGTTACACCAACCTCATGACGTTCAATTTCAATTGTAGGTAATTGTTGGCAACCAATAATCCCTTTTTCAGGGTCCAATTTTAAGTAGACAAAGTTATCACCATACTTACAAGTGTTTCTTGTCCACATAGGTAAGTTGGTGTTAATGTCTAAGTTATTGTTAAATAAATCGGCTAATACAGATTTAATTCTTTTTGATTCAGAATAGATTTGTAAGATAAAACCATCTTCATTTGTTGTTGTAGATTCTTCAGAATAGATATCCAGCGCGGCTGAAATCTCAGGTGTATACTCCATTGACTCGTAGTCATATTGTGCAGACAATCTTGATGGTTCATAATAAATTGCTTGGGAGTATAAGTTGTTTTCAACTTTAGCCCATTGATTCGTTAAATAATAAGTTTGTTGAGCTTGAAGTTTTTCCCTTTCATAATCATCACGATTTGGGGTACGTAGAAGTTCTTTTTTATCAAACTTAAAAGTCGGATAATCCTGCTTCAATAATGAATTTGGCCCGAATGTTTGGGATAACCTCTGCCATACCGTTAGATTTTGTTCGCTCATATTACAATCTTACTAATTACTTTGATAATATAAATACTTATCTGGCACCAAATAACCACCCATATTTTTGATAATCAGCTTTAGTTGCCTCACCATGATTACCCAAACCATTACCTCTACCCATCTGTGGAACCATAGGGTTAAAGAATTCAGATGCGTTTTTATTTTCATTAACGGTTGTGGCCCATGAATTAATCATTGCCTTGGTATGATTGGTGACTTTTTCTAAAGATTGAAATGATTTTTCCGCAACATATAGTGCCATGGAAACTCCCATAATACAGTCATCGTGATGACCTTTTTGGTGGTCAGGTCTTCCATTAATATAAATGAAAGTATTCATTTCATTATATAATCTACTCGAATATACTTTAAATCCATGTCTAACATTTTCTTCAAACGCAGCAATAATCTGAACTCTTTTTGAGTTAAAGTTAATACCTGGTATCTTATCGTTAATTTTTGGGTCCCATTTCCACTTATTACTTGTATCGACATTATCAACATATAACCCACCTTGATAACTCAACTCTTGTAATTTTCTTGCAGTAGAAATACCCATACCTCCCGTGATATCAATTACACAGTAAGCGTTATACATAGTTCCCCATTTATATGCGATTTCCGCCAATACATCAGGTGGAACTTTGGCAACATATTCCAATACTTGCTCTCTTGTATCAAAATCAATGATTTGGATACTTGAGAAGTCTTCAGAGTCTCCTCTTGATACATCGACACCCATTACGTACTTATGTCCGTTTACAGGTTCTTTAAATATCCATAGTGAACCTCCCATCAACTTAGCTTGGGGCTCACGTAACATATTTTTGGATATTTCTTGCATCAATTCAGATTCGAATACGTTATCACCCGAACCTAAAAAGTCACATTCCAACTCCTGAGCCACCTTACGTCTATCAAACTTCAACTTCTTAACCATACTCTCAAACCAAGCAGAACATGGTTTGTATCCTTGTTCGATATAGTCAGTTACTATTGAATGGTCTCTTTCGTATGGATTTTCCATCGATAAGTCGATAACGTCTTTGTCCGAATATTCTTCTCGGTTTAATAAGAAATGAACCAAGTCAGGAGTTTTAACCATATACAAATCTTTTGTATATCTTGGGTCACGATACCAAAACATCTCAGATATTTTGAAATCGTTCATGTTTCTTAATGACTGGTCGTAGATTTCATAATAGATGGGGTCATATCCGTTTGGCGTGGATACAACGATTACCTTACCACCCGTAGATAGTGATGCCATACAGGCTGACCAGAAGTCTGAGTCTGCCTCGATAAACGCCGCCTCGTCAAATACAAGGATGGTAGGTGTATAACCTCTCAAGGCATCTCGTGATGTCGCAACGGCTTTAACTTCACAGTTATTGGTTAATTTGAAATGTCGTTGTGAATTTTTTTCTTTCGAGAATCCAACACCAATCCATTCAGGCCATTGTTCTGTGAACCCCCTAACCTTATTGGCCATCTCCATAGATGTATCCAATTTGTTGGCGATAATAAGAATTTTTTCTGGTTTGTTTTTCTTGGCAAAAACCAATCTTTTTGATATCCAAGCGGCAGTTACTGTAGATACACCCGCCTGACGATACTTTAACGCAATGTTTTCGTTGTATGTGTCATAGTCTTCTATCAGACTAACTTGGTCGGGGAATAAATCTAATGGGACGTATTTTGATACGGTATTATCGTATGTCTGTAAATAAGTACGAAGTGCATAAGGTGTGTTCCTCATACACTTCGTTACCTCTATAATCAGTTGTTCTTTATTCACACATGTTAGTTAGGTCTTGTTATGCCTAAACCACTTAAGAAATCATCTAATCCATCATCATCATCAGGGTCGATATCCTCTTCCTCTTTGTAATCGTCATACTCATCTTTCATTTGCTTAGCTTCTCTAACAATTTCTTCAAATCGTTTTTTTGCTCTTGCCAATTTAGTTGAGTCTTCTGATATAGCGTTTCCGATAATTTCCAAGAATTCTTTGGCCTCAATTTGATATAATAAGATATGGAACCAATTAATCAATCCTTTGTATTCAGGGTCAAAAATATCATCAGGTAATGCAAAACGTATTTTCTCTACGATTTCAGGACCAATACGTAATTGCATTGGTTCATTTGCCAATGTGTCAACTTGACCCATAACTTTTTCTCTCATACCAGGGTCAGATGGTAATCCATGTCTACCTTTGGCTTCTTCTAAACCTTTAATAATTTCATGACAAAGGATTGGGAAAATTAAACCTGTTGCAACAATTCTAGTATCAGGTCTTTCTTCACCTTCTTCTCCTTCACCACCACCATCTTCATCGTCAGTATCTTCTAATTCAACTTTACCCGCAACTCCTTGACCTGTTTGACTCATTTGTTCAATCATCTGTTCCATACTAAAGTATAAGAAATCGTTGATTGCCATAATACCTAAATAGTCACGATATAATGACGGGTCAATTGCATCTAATCTTGATTTAACATCAGGTTTTTGGAAAAGGTAATGACCTTTTTTTGCCGCCCCTTGAATAAGAGCGTTAATAATATTTCTTTTGTGTTTTTCTAACTCTAATATCTCTTCGTCAGTCAAATCTTCAATATCAAAAGAAGGGAATTGTAATTTTTCTTTTTTCTCTTCATCTTCTTCGTCATCATCTTCAGGTTCAGGTTGCATTCTGAAATTGTCTGTAGATGGCATCCCTAAAGACGCTTCAATTTCATACCAATCTGCAGGAACCTCAGCATCTTCCAATGACGCTTCTTTTGCCAACTCAATTAATTCATCTCTGTGGGCCGCTTCGATTCTCATAATGTTAGGTAGTTTTCTCATCATCTCTTGATAAATCATACCTTGTACTTGTTGAGAACTTAAGTCTTCAATACCTGTAACTTGACTTAACTTATCCGCAACTTTTTGGAATCGTTTACTAACCAATCTTTGTACGTCTTCAGCACCTTTTTTCATTGCAGGATTCGTAGCATATAATCCTTCAGGACTAGCCAACTTCCTTTCAAGGTTGGGGTCCATTCTTTCGGGTCTGTTCCCGTAATCGATTTGTTCTTTAATTTTTCTTGCCATGATTATTTTTGTAGTATTTGCATTATAACGTCAATCACTTTTTCTTTTGCATCTTCAGGTGAAACTTTTTTTGCCTTTGGAGCAGGGTTCTCACCAGGGTTTGGATTCTTACCTGGGTGTGCAGGTCTTGGTCTTTTACCAGGAGATACACCAGGTTTTGTTGGTGCTGGTTTTGTTGTTGGTGATGGTGCAGTACCTTGTTCTGAAATGTACTTTACTAAGTCACCTTTTGTAATTTTTGGAGGCATGTGTTTTTCCACGATTTTTTGTATTTGAGATTCTAAAAACAAAGATACGGGATTTTTTCCTTCTCCCAACTGTTTTTTTACTTCTTTAACACATCTTTCCCATTTTCTTGATTTTTTAGGTCCAACTTGTGTATGACAAATAGCCCAAGCGTTTGGTCTATCTTTATCTTCAGACATACCAATCATTTTACTATCGTGATTTTCTGGTGATGTATCATCATCCATACCATCATCGGCCGCTTGATATTCATCATGAGAACCTTGTTGTCCTGTATAGGCTTGGTCGGCATCCAAATCAAAATCATCATCTTCTTCCAAACCAAGTTTTTTCATTTTGGATTCAACGTCGGTTAACTTTTGATTTAAAATGTCAATATTTTTTACTTTTTCAGCTACTTTTGGATTTGTTGCTTGTTCAGTAAACATTTTTTTGTGTAATACATTAATTTGAGATTCAGTTAATTTACTAACAGTGTTAGATGATAAACCTTTTTCAATTAGTTGAAGTGCTTTTATATTAGTTTTCATAGACTACTTTTTGTTCAAATTCTAAAACCAAATCTCTTTCATAGAGTTTGTCTTTTATTTCTTTTTCAGGAGTTCCAAATCTAAAGACAAATCTTTTTTGTCCTTCAGATTATTCATCTT